CCGGATCTTATCCCGGCACCCACCTCGGTACGATTTTTGACTTGAATCGTACAGGGGACTTCTCAAGATGACCAACACTCCGTCCTAAAATAGGAGTGTGGAAAAACTTGAGAAGTGCTGCATATCCGTCTAACTTATCTTTCCTTTTCAGAGAGACAAGCATAGGGCCTATCGTTTCAGCCCTATGAAGTTTAGGATTCCAGCGATGGAATTCCTGAACATTAAGTCGAGTATGCAACCCTAGCAGGCCACAACTGGCCGAGACAAGAGGAAGACGCCTCCTCAGGCTATCTTCAACTATCTCGACGAGGTGTGTGCTCAACGAGTAAAGTCCTCTCAACCAAGCTTGATTAGAGAGGGATACGAGATGAGCAATAGTGCTAGGCTCCATTGAGGTTTCATCTGGGCAGAATCGAAGATATAACGGAGTTACATCGTAACCCCGAAATGCATCGACTCCGCAACTTTCTCGAAAGTTTCCAGTCGAGAAAGTTTTCTTAAGGTTGACGATTAAGCCAGCCTTATGAATCCAGGCCACAACCTGATGTACTGAATTCGTAGGCACGATGATATCATCACCGTACACACGAACCAGTCTAGAGACACGCTTGACATTCCCGAAGGTTGGCCGTTTGCCTTCCAACAAAGCTGCCATTGCCAGAACGGCAAAGACAATGCTCTGAACCGGAAATGTTGTTGCGTTACCCATACCTGCATACTTTCTAAGTGTGTGGTGATTATCATCACTTATACACTTAGGCGATCTACAATCGAGCAACCCTTCCAAAAGGTTGGGATGATTTCTGAAAACGAGCTCAACTATCTTCACAGATAGTAAGTCGCTAGCAGATTTCAAGTCGATCGTTGACCAGTATCCAGTTCTGGAACCTTCCAAAGCCAACGTTTGATTTTTGGTTTGGTCGGTTAATGCCAAGCAACGCGAAAGTACCGTACAACGGGTAATAGAATCCCGAAGTAAGGTATTGAACCCCTGTTGGACGAACTGTCTAATAACGGGTTCAACCGTGATCGTCCGTCTTGAAGTCGAATTTTTTAAGACGGTGATTAGCTTGGCTGCGTCTCTAGAAGTACCGTATGTAGAAGGCTCAGAAGGGTCGACTATGGTACCTTCCATCTCATCTCTGAGATAGTTGATATCATAGCCTAACTCTTCCAGACGACTTGAGTAAGTCGCTATAGCAGACCACTTCTGGTTTGCTGTTAAACCTTCAAATACGGCACCGGGCCCATGTTTGCATCGTAATTCCCGTTCATCAAAGTTATCGATGTTCGGAAGAATAACTTTACAAACACTGTTGAGAATGTAATCTTCTCTCTCTGAGAAAGGATTCTCAGTGATACATAGATCATCATTCTCAAAGAACTCACGCTTGGCTTTTTGATCGAGAAAAGTATCTCGATCAGATCCTAGCGCTAGTTTCTTGTAGAAACGAAGAACCTCACGAAGGCACTTGATAATGCCTTCAGAGGGTGTTTCTAACAAGCGCCCGGTGACTGAATCGAACACCTTGCAGAGCATACCTGAGAAGAGTCTCGGGATTGCTCCCCCACGAAGTTTCTTCAAACCGTGTGGGCAGGCAAACTGACCAGATGCAAACCCTCTATCGAGGGCGTCGCAAATGGACGGTAAGACTATGGTGAGGAAGCCATAGCCTTCGTGTTCAACTCTTTGCTCGACCGTGATGATATCACGATCGAGACCTTTCACATCAGGTTCTAATCTTCCCACGTCTGTGAGAAGACTTCGGAGGAGATCTATCGGACTTTTCATCTTCTGCACCTTGTGCTAGAGGATTCCGAGCCGATGAATCTAATCCCCGCCTACGTTGAGATGCTCTCCAGGTACGAGACAGAGTGTTCAGTATCACGGACCCTTCGTGGGCCCAGAAACTGACCTTTGTAAGTATTCTGGAGACGGTACTTACTTGTTCCCTTATCAGGAACGCGCGAGTACCGGGTCGTCTCAACTGGTCTTGATCCTTCCTGTGTCCCTTCCGGAAAATGGTAGATAGTAACCAAAGACTGGTTAGTACCTCCACAATCGCCGAAGAGATTCCAGAAAGTAGGTTCTGAAGAGGCATTCATAAGGCTTCCTTATTAAGGGAGACTGAAGATATCCCCCTCAGTTCCAGGTTGATGATCAAGACAGCATCGGATGATGCTATCTCACGATAGAATCATCAGACCAAGTGCAGTCTTACGACTGCATCTGGACGATGCGTAGCGGTGTCACTTCCGTATCGAACAGGTAGTCCCTCAAAGCTTCGATCAAATCGACACTGTCCGTGTCGGTAAAACCGAACGAGGGACGACTGAACGAAATGGATACAGTAGCAGTTTGCTTCTGTACGAGGCCGGTGTACGGATTTGTGGCATCCTTCGTCCACGTCATTTTGACGTAGTGGCGATTGCCATTCTTCCCGGGTGTGTGTTGAGTGACGACTCCAAATCCGGAGCCGCCAGTATCGACACGTTCCGTCCCATAGCCATCCGATCTGACAACAGCCAGAACGAGTTGGGGAATGGGAGCAGCAGCGGCAACAGTGACAGGATCAGGTAACATCGACGTCTCCTAGTAGCAAGTAAAAGGCTGGATGACAGGATGTCAGCCATGCCCAGCGATCTTGTGGCGACTTAACATTATCGCCCCAAGAATAGATTGCTGGTACAGGCTAAGACCGCCTGGTTCCAGTATCGTCTTCACATCGTAAGCACTAGCTATGTTCTTACGAATCTGCAGACGGTACTCTAGGTTACTAGTATGCTGAAACGGCATTACTGTCGTTTGAGTTATACCAGGTTCCCAGAGCTGTCTATAGTAGTGCGTACTTGTACACTTGAACTTGTGTGTAGTGGTAATCTTACCTTTCGTGATACCGGTAAGAAGACCCCAGTTGTAGAGTGACGGGTCACAGTTGATTGTGTCAATTGCTTCGACATAATCACCTAAGCCCGTTGCCCAATCAACTAGCCAAGACCATGGAACAAGATTATACATGTCCGTGACTCTTGGATACACTCCCACTTTTTCGAGAAACAGTTGTTTCCGAAATTGTGGAATGTTCACTTTGGGAAAGTCAAAAGTTGCGCTCACAACGAGACGTAACTCGTGATTTCTCTCGTGGTTTGTTTCATCCACGGGAGATTCTTCCCCACCGCGAACATCATACTCAAGTGCCGGAGTCGTCGTCCGATCCCCTTCTAACTTTCGAAGGGTTCGGTACGTTGTTGGCTTGCCACTTCTGAGCATGAGGCGATTAACCTCTTGCGCAGCACGAATTGGCTTCGTCAACAAGTCCATGACATCGTTGTAAATTTGTTTCCACCCGAAGTGGTACGAAACGTACTCCCCGGGTATTGACTTTCCGACAAATGGACCAAAAATCCACTTGCGGTCAGCCACGGTAACAAATTGGATCGAATTGTGGAAATTCTCCATAGCTCTCCTCAATGAGAGGATAGACTTTGGAAGATCCCGCAGCTCGACGACGTTCCTAAACGCTGAATACCTGCGAGAAGCAGGTACTACTCGGCTTAACATCTTGAGGCAATCTTTTTGCATCAAGGTGGTCAGCTTTGTTTCTTCAGCGTTAAACAGGGCGTCCAACGAAGCCTTGGACATCAGTGCCGATGGTCCCGTACCTTCTACTAGATAATGTGCATCCTCAATAGAAGTTTGAGGATGACAGTCCATAGGAAGGTCCGTACGATCATAATGAAACGCCCAATACTTCCTGGGAGATGAGTTGATGGTGTATTTTCGCGATGAAAATTCACCAAAAGCACTCTCAGGTGGACGTGTTCTACTGGTCGTATCCTTCGTGGTTATTGTTAGGGCGGGCTGGCTTGGTAAGCTAGCACCACCGTTAACCGTAACACCCGAAGAGGGATGAAGTACCGGAGCAGAGTAGCAAAAGAATCTACCCTCTTCCGAGTACGAGTAGTACACCTTAAGATCTTTATGACTGATCCAAGATCGAGGATCAAGCACAGAGGTAATAGTGCGTACTCTCGTCCTATTCACCGGGGTAATCTTTAGTGGGGCCACTCTAAACTTCTTCATCGGATCGATGGCTAAGCCAAACGATCTAATGACGGAGAATGGAATGACTTCCATAACAAGTTTACCCAGGCCACTGGCACCGACTCGATGGAATGATGCTCCCTCCAAATAAAGCTTATTTGGATCGAAAGCCAGCCGAGGATCTGAATTAAGGTAATTCAGACGCCTCCTCTGATTTTCAGTGATTATCATTCCAACCTCCGAGACCGATGTGAAGGGCTTTACGTGCACGTTGCACGTGTG